TCCTTGCCGTTCAGCCCTCGCTCGCCCTTCTCTCCTCGCTCGCCCGGCGCACCATCCTTGCCGTCGATGCCGTCGCGGCCATCCTTGCCGTTGAGCCCAGGCTCACCCTTCTCACCGCGCTCGCCCGGCGCACCATCCTTGCCGTCGATGCCGTCGCGGCCATCCTTGCCGTTGAGCCCAGGCTCACCCTTCTCACCGCGCTCCGGCGCCGGCAGCGCTGCCACAGCCTTGCCGACCTCGGCCGCCACCAGCGGCGCGAGCTGCTCGACCGTGACGCTGTCGCCCTTCTCGCCCTTCTGAAGCTGGCGCGACTCCAAGGCCTCAATGCGCTTGGCATACGCATCGAATGACCGATCAACATACGCCTTGAGCGCGTCAAAGCCCTGATCGAATGCTGCCTGCAGGTCCATCAGCGGGGTCCACCATGATAGGCGCCTTCGAGCATCGCCTTGACCTTCATCGCGGTCACGGATTGCTGCACTGCCGGCGGCGCGGCCGTCTCGATCGGCTGCGCATCGCGCCGCGCAAGCCATTCAAGGCTGTGATCCTGTTCCTGCAGGTAGACGGTATCACCGCCGGTTACCGGCGCTGCATTGAGCCGCTTGCGCTGCTCATTGACCGTGAGCTTGCCTTTGGACTTCTCCAGCACGTCCATCTGCGTGCCGGCATCCATGCGCAACAAGCCGTCGAGATCGAGCTCGGTCCCCATGTCTTCACCGAGGCCGAGGCCTTCGTCGAGACAAACCTCGATCGACTCGATCAGGATTTGCAGACACTGCGAGTAGTAGCGCAGCGTCAGGCTTTGCACGTTGTTGTTGCTCGGCTCGCTCTTGCCGATCACCATGAACGGCGGAACGTGGTAGACGCCGCAGATCCGCTCATCGGAATAATTCAGTTGCTCGATGAGCTGTGAGTCGACCGCCTTGGCGCGCATCGCCTCATACTTGAGGCCGTCGCCGAGCACCGCGACCTTGCCGGCTTTCGCGCCGGTGAAGTTGTCATCCCAGTAGGCCTTTAGGCGTTCCGCCGTCGTGTCAGAGATTGCGCCTGGCGCCGACAGGACGCCGCCGGGCTGTGCACCATTCTGGAAGAATTTCGTGCTGTCGGCGACGATCGTGCTGCCCTGCATCGCAAGGATGCCGCTGGCAAAGATCGGCGACAGCCCGACAAGCGGATGAAAGAAGCAGTTGAACCGATCGTGAATGATCTCGCTCGCCGGAACGACGACGCGCTCACCGATGCCGGACAGTTGGTCAGCACCGAGGTCATAGAAGACCGCGCCGCTCTCCGACACCAGCACCCGCACAAGGGTCGGGTCGAGCACGTAAAGTGCCTCGATCTTGTTCGCTCCATTTCGTTGTTTCAGGATGTAGGTGTTGCCCTTCTGAAGTTTCGACAGCACCCACGTCTCGAGAAACTGGATCCGGTTTTGATACCGGTTCGGCTTGCGCAAAACCGGCGAGTATGCGGGATTCGTGGTTTCGACCCAGATCCCGTTTTCCTCGGTCATCAGCTTGATGCGCAGTTTCGAAATGTCCGACGCGATCAGGGTCCGGCACGCGAAATCGGCATGGTTCGACAGGACGCTGTCGTATTTGACCTCGACATTCGACTGCCACGCACCAGGCCACATCTCCCGGACGATGTTGATCCACCCGCCGCGATCGGCGATCGGCGACAGCGCCTTCGACGCCGACGGCGCCAAAACCTCGCCATTGAGCGGCTCGGACTGTCGAATGCGAGGAACGAGCGTCACTGCGCATCAACCCCGCGACAGAAGATCGGCACCGGTGCGCGGCGCGGCAGGCCCGGCGGCGATGCGCTTGCGCAACTCGGCCACATCCCAACCCATGTGCGGACGCTTGCCGAACACCCGCTCATACTCGGCGCGGGCCAGCGTGACGGCATCGTGCGGCGGCACCTTCGGATACGTCGGCGCAGCCTTCACCGCAGGCGCATCCGCATGGCGCGCACGGCCAACCTTTGCGAAGAGGCGCGCCGCGGCGGGCTTGGCCTCAAACCGCTCGCCCGGCTGCAGCATGCGCGTGGCGTAATACATGCGCTTGTTCGCGATCATCGTGACGGTCATGAGCGGAAACTCCTGGCAGAAAATCCCGGCCGCGCATGCCGCGCGGCCGGGTCACATTCATAGGCTCGCTTAGGCGCCCGAGCCTTCGAGGCCCCACTCGACGTCAGTGATCAGAGCCACCGCAGTCGAGCGCCGGCGCATCCAGGAGATGGTGCGCTCGGCGCGGAACGCCACGCCGTTGGTCTGGAACATCGACACCAGCGAGGCCGCGACCGGAGGCGAAGAGCCGGCGTTGAGCGTCGGGCCCTCGTCGTCGCCGGCGCGCATCTCGAGCGAAGCTTCGGTCGACATGTCGATCGAAACGCCGCCTTCGTCGCCGACATAGACGTCGCCGGCATTCACCAGCACGACATAGTCGGTGACGTACTCCGAGGTGATGACCGGCAGCGACATGAAGGTGCCGCCGTTCATCGTGATGCCGGGGAATTCGGCCTGGCCGAGATCATTGACCATCATCGACAGCGAAAGCGCGCGCTGCGCCGACATGATCCAGACGCCGCTGGTGAGCGGGTTGTTCGCCGCGATGAACTTCTGGATCGCATTGCGCGCATCCGAACGAACATCGGCCGCGGTGCCGCCGCTCGACGGGTGGGTCATCGCCGCGATGTCGTAGGTGATGGCCGCCGGCTCGACGTTGGCGGTGCCAGCGTTGGTCGGATCGATGAACGAGGTATCGATCGCCTCGGCCAGCGCGGCGGTAAGGTCATCGCGGATCAGCCGTTCGGCCGAAGGCGAGGAATCCCGCAGCACTTCCATCGTGGCGGCGGTGATGACCGCAACCTTCAACGGATCCAGTTCGGTGCGGCCGAAGGTCTGCCGGGTCACCGGCTTGCCCTTGCCCTCGCCGACCCAGTAGGCCGTGCCCTTGCCAGTCTGGCCGAGCAGCGGGACGCGGAACGGCACGCCGCGCAGCGACGGGATATTGCCCTGACCGAAGCGGCCGACGATCGTCGCCTTACGGAGATACTCGGCGAAGTCGGCGAAGCCGCCTTCATTGCCGATCAGCGCAGCCGCATTCGACGTCGTGACGGCCGGCGTGAGCGCACCGGCGGCCTTGATCATCTTGACGACCTCGCCGTCGCGGTTGCCGTACAGCTCTTCGGCGACCGAAACGCTGTCGCGCTTGAGCTTGTGCGCGAGCGTGAGGCAGCGCACATAGCGGGCGAAGCGGATGCCCGGCTCGAGCTTTTCCTTCACTTCGGGCGCCGCGCGATGGATGTCGCGGCTGCGCGAGCCGTCTTCCGAATTGCGAGTGCCGACGGGCTTGGCCGACTTGCTGGCGATCAGCATGCCGTTGAGATCGGCGATGTCGTCGTCGAGTTCCTTGATCTCGGCGACGAGGCCGCGATATTCGGTCTTCTCGGCATCGCCGAGCGACTTGATCTCGCCTTCCGGTGCGGCGTCGAACAGTTCCTGCATACGCGCCGCTTTCGTGGCGCGCTCTTCCTGAAGCGCAGCGATGCGCTGTTCCAGAGTCTTCATGGTCCCGTTTCCTTTGGTTCGGGTTTGCGTAGATCCCGAGGCGCCGGGAAGCCCCGCACGGCCAGACGCGGCCCTTTGTGCGGAGTCGATAGCTTTGATGGTCTGGATCGAGCAGTCGCCATTGGCGGCGATCGTCACCGCGGACAATTCGAGCCAAAGCCATTTGAGAAAACGAATGCCGTAGGTGCCGTCGATACGGGCCGACTCGACCCCCTTGAAACCGATGGACAACCCGCGCACGAGGCCGAGCTTGATATCCTCCCACGCTGCATCGAGCCGGTCCTTAACCAGCCCTGGCGTGGCGGTCTTCTTGATCTGCACCTCGACTTCGATGCCGGCGGCCGTGACGCGGGCCTTCGTGACTTGGCCGACCGGCGCATCGTGATTGTGCTGCCAGAGAAACGGAATCGGCAGTTTGAATTCCGCGCCCTTCGGCTCGACGATGTCGCCGACGCGATCCACGGTCGGTGTCGTCGCAATGCCGGTCAGAATGCGCTTGTCTTCATCGACGGTCTTGAGCGTCAGGAGCGAATAGGCGCGGCGTGTCGTCATGGCATTGCCTCTTGTCAGCCGAAAACCAGCATCTGGTATTTCTTCTCGACCTTGGCTTCCGGATTCCAGCTCATCAGAATCGCCGCCTCACCGGTCGCAATGAGCGGGTCGATCTTTCCGCGACCTGATTTCTGTTTCGTGATCATGATCGCGTTGCCCTTCGGCTCGGTGCGCGCGTTGCTGACGCACCAGTCCATCAGCGCCAAACCGGAATGCGACAGCGTGCCGTCGCTCAACTTGAATTCGAGGCCCCACCATGCCGGCGCCAGCGCCGGGCCCTGAAGCAATCGCTTCAGCATGTCTTCCGTCATGCCGTTAGTGACGAGCGTTTCGATCAGCGCGGCGACGTTGTTCGGATCGAGCCCGACCGCGTTCTTCTCGGGGAGAAGGCCCGAGGCCAGCACCTTGCCGAACAGCTTTCCGACCTGATCCATCATGGCCGGGGATTCGCAGATCGTGAGCGAGCCCTCTTCCTTGAAGTCGTTAAGCTGGGCCGCGATTTCCGGGCGCTTTTTGAGCACCTTCGGATGCACCCAAGCGTGATTCCAGATCAGCCACTTGCGCGTTTTGCGCTCCCGGCCGATCACCGCGACGCCGAGCAAATCCTCGAGGCCACCGCCGTCGCCGCCGAACGTCACCACTTCCGAACGGCGCAGCAACTCATCGAGCGTGAGCGCCGGGTCCGCGGCGTCTTGCCAGTAATCCGCGCCGGCCCAGTTGTTATCTCCGAAGCCGACGCCGATCTCGATGTTGAGATGCTGCGAAGCCCAGATTTGCTCGGCTTCGTCATTGACGCGGCCGTTGTTCTGGTAGTCTTCGATCAGACGTTGCTTGTCGATCGACAGACCGATGTTCGGCAGCAACAGAGGCCAGTTTTTCTGATCGCGCCAGAAGGCCTGATTCCGCTGTAGGTCCTGCGGATACTCGTAGAGCAGCGGCAAGAGGATCGGCGCATCGCCGCCCTTGCCATCGCGCACCGCGCGCGCCTTTTTCAATTCCGTTTTCCATATCCCCGCCGGCGCCTCGTCCGACTGGGTCGTGATCATCAGGACTTGGCCGCCCTGCTTCGTGATGCCGCCGCCGCGGATCTGCTGCATCACGGCCGCGGCCTTGGCCTTCTTTCCGAGTTCGTGCAGCTCGTCGATGATGGTCAGCACCGGAATTTCGCCGGTGATGATATCGGTCGCGAAGGCTTTGACGTCGAGCTTCGTCCCGGTCTTTCGCCGTTCGATCGACTTGAGGTGATCCCTCACGTTGAAGATCGCCTTGAGGCGATCGTCGATGCGGATCATGCCCTGCGCCTGGTCGAAACAGCGTTCGGAAATGTTTTGCGTCGGCGCGACGATCAACATCTGCCGCTCCGGCGCTTCCTCCATGTAGAGCGCCGTCAATCCGAGAGCCGCGACGTAAGTCGTCTTCGAATTCTTCTTTGGCACCATGCACAACAGCTCAACGACGAGCCGGCGCTTGGTCAGTGGATCTTCGCTCGCGAGGAACGCGACGAGCAATTCGCGGAACCATTCGCCGCACGCTTCCGATAGCGGCGGGTTGCCAGGCACGTCCGGCAATCGAAGCCGGTTGAAAAACGCCAGCGCCTTGGCGGCGCGCGCCGCGTTGACAGGCACCTGGGCCATCGGCGTTTCGCCGGCCTGTATTTTCTCCCACCAGTCCGGACACGCGAACCGCGGTAGAGGCTCGGCCTCAGTGGCGGGCAGCATCCTGCGTCGCCGCCTCTTGCTCGAGCTCGTCCATCAACGCCGCGTCGGCGTCGATCGCGCGCTGCTGGTCGGCGATCTTCTTTCCGACCTTGTCGGCAGCGGGTTTGTCCGCCGGCACGGCGCCCATCTCTTCCTCCGCGCCCATGCGATCGTTCTTTTCGACGAACAGCATCCAGAGGCGCATGGCGCCGGCGTTGCCTTCGTCGATCAGTTTCCAGAGGCGCATGGCGAAGGCAGCATCGAGCCGATCGCGCGCCGTCTCGCGCAGCCGCTTGACCAGGGAAAAATAATGCTTCCGAAAAGTCGGAAGCGTGATGTCCATCGCATTCGCGATGCGCTCATTGCCCCAGCCGAGCGCCACCAACATCGTGACCTTGTTGATGTTTTCGGTCGTGGCGATGTGCTGGGGTCGGCCGCGCCGCCCCCAGTTCTCAGGGATGCGGTCGCCGAAGAGGTCAAAACTCTCAGGCATCAGAAAAAAAATCCCTAGACTTGGCCCACGCCGGTCCCTGGCCTCTTAGGGGTGTGACCTTTTTGCCACCCCCCCCTGTTGCGGTGCACAATGTGATATTTATGCAACATTTTCCATGTTGCAGCGCGAAAATGCTGAAAAACGTGCGTTTTCGCGGGAATTTCTGCGCAATTCGGGCGATGAGCGCTTGTTCGAGGGCTTTCCGCGCCGATTTCTGAGTTTCAGTGCCAGACGCCGCGTTGATGCAGGGTCGCCTGCTCTTCGGCCTGCTTCGTGCTGTCGTGATAGGCCTTCGACACGGTCTGCACGTTGGCTTCATCCCAGAACTTCACTGGGTCACCACGATGGGGCTCGATGTGGTCGGCGATAGGGCTATCAGGCGCCGGGTGCTTGCCACCGCACAGCACGCCGGTGCGCTGGCAGGTGTAGAGATCACGCAGGAAGACCCGCTCCCTCAACCTCTTCCACCTCGCCGTCTTATACCAAGCCTTCCAGGGTGGACCGGATGCCATCTACAAAAAGGGCCGCTCGACCGATCCCCGATCAAGCGGCCCAGTACCAGGGAGGAAGTTCAGCAACCGTGAAGACGGCTCAACGCGGTCGCTATCCTTAGACGACAAAGGCCCGGGCGCTTGTGGCGTCCGGGCCTTCAACGATCAGCGCTATTCTGGTCAGCCTGCCGACAGCTTCCGCAGGCGGCCGGACCTCCAACCGGCCTGCGTCGTGGCGAGGATGGCGCTGCCATAGCGCGCCGGGGTCTTGGCCTTGTCGATCAATACCGTGTCGACGCGGCAATTGTAGCCGGTGGCGATGGCCGAGTGATCGGCCGGCAGCACGAAGTCCGACCGGGCGGCGACGTGATTGCCGAAGTTGCTGACACAGTCGAAGGTGTAGGCACTCGCGATAGGCCGGAAGCCGTCGCCTTCCTTGGCGAAGGCCTGCGGACTCGCGACCACCAGAGTGGCAGCAACGGCAAGGCCGATGCCACACGCCCAGAGGCGAAGCGATTTCATGGGAGCTCCTTTGTTCATCGGAAAACAGCCCGATACCCTATGAACGACAAAGCCCGGCACGATGGCCGGGCTTTCGTATGCGGTGGCAGCCCGACGGAGTCGGGAGGCTGTGTTTCCGTCGAGTGCTTTGACCTTGGGATTCGGCCCTTCGGCTTACTGTCCTCGGCTACATCACCTCGATCTCGGACGCCGGCACGTAGACCTTGCAGGGGCGTCCGAACAGCGTGCCTATCTCAACACCGATTCGGTTAAAGCTGACAACCTCAACGATCTTGGCTTCCCCGAATAATTGATCGGTGGCAGCCTCAATGAACCGCACCTTCGAATTCAGGCGGATTTCCTGTGCCCGAGCATCCACAGGGCTTTCTGGCCGATTCAGCTTGCTTTCGATGATCTGAATTCGCTCGATCTGGGCCTTCGTCATCACCCACGGCTCGCCGCCGGAGCGACGCATGAAGTCCCGCACGCGGGCCAGATCCAGCATCTCACGCATCCGAGCGCCGGCTGCAGCCACATAATCAGTCGGCAGAAACAGCAGCCCGGGCAGCACGGCACAGGTCCGATGCTGGCACTTCCCTGCCCGTGCGCGCACGCGGCGCTGGAAGGTCGGAAGGTAGGCGTGGACGTTGAACAGTTTGAGATAGTCGGCCGCGCGCGGCTCGGTGCCAGGCTGAAGCGCCAGCACGTTCCATGTCGGGAAGCCGGAATAATCGGCAAGGTCAGCAGCGGGCTTTGGCACCTTGTTCCAATCGATCTTCGCCAGCATGTCCATTCCTCACCCTGCTTTTGAGAGTTGATCGTGTTGTTCCGGCAGGCCGAAGGCCCGGCGTAGTTCGTTGGCTTGGGCTTCCGCCCGTGCCTGTTCCGCTGGCGTCCGCTTGCGCTCCGGTGGTGGCAGCGCCTTGCGGCCGTCATCCTTGCGCTGGCGCTCGATGGCGCGATCGGTCAATTCCTCGAGCACCTCGCGCATCAGGCGCAACGTTGGCCTGTCCGACCGCGTTGCCAGTTCGGGAATGGCGGCGTCGCCGACCTCAGGTGCATGCGCTGCGAAGAGCGACGTCGCTGCGCTGATGAACGCCTTCGGATCACCCACGTCCGGCAGCGACACCAGCTTGAACAGACGCTCCACCTGCCGGCCCGCACCGATCAGCCTCGGCTCGATCGAGCGCTTCGCTGAATTGCCGGAGGGCGTCATGGCCGTTGTCGCGACGCCGGCGCCAATCGTTGGGGGCTTGAGGTGTTGCATGGGTCACCTGGGGCTTGGAGTTGTCGACCGAGACGACGGGAAGCGGCACCTGCGCGCTCTGCCGCGCGTGCGCCTCGGCGAAGGCCGGCTCGAAGTAACGGATCGTTTTCGGCGCGCCATCGGCCTTTTGCTGCATGACCGCGCGCGCCATGTCGGTCATCATCTGGCCTTGCCAGCCTCGATCCAGCATCATCTGGACCCGCACGGCTGGCCCGTCGCTCATCCACTTCGGAGGCAGGAAAGCCGGATCGTGCCCTGCGATGGTCGCGATCTCATCGGCAAGCCGGAATGCTTCCGGCGAGATGACGCATCCCGTCGCGCGCGCGCGCGGATCACTACTACGATAGGAGGAGTCTTGGTCGTTATGTGCCCATGCATGTGTGGGCACCTCAGGCGCCGAGGTGCCCGGCCCTGTCTGGGCACCTGTGTGCACAGGTGACGCACCTCCGGCCGAGGTGCCCACAGGTGGGCACCTATCGTCGCCGTCATCATCCGCGTCGATGTCCGCCGGCGGCTCTATTTCAGGGTCGTCGGCGTCCATAATCACCCGGTATGCGTGACACGCATGGGGGCGCGGGCCGGTGAAGTCGCGTGTCTGCGCGTAGCCGGCTTCGATCAAGCGAGCGAGCGAGCGCTGCACCGTTGATCGGCTGGTCCCGATCTTTGCCGCGATCGTGCCCTGCGACAGGAAACACCACCCCATTCGGTTGGTGTGCGTGCCGAGGAAGCCGAGCACCTGCAGATCCCGTCCCTCGAGTCGAGGGTCGGTGTAGGCACGCGCGGGCGTGATTGAGTAACGGCGATTGGTCACGGCGCGGGCATTTCCTCTTGAGTGTCGGCGTCATAGGTCTTGCCCTCTTTCGAAGGCGGCCAGGGCCAAGGGACAGTGATCGCGCCGTTCTGAGGCCGGCGCGCGACGTTCGGCAGCAGGCGGTCGTAAAAATCACGCCACGCGGCGATCTGTTGGACGGCCGATATGCCGACGAGTCCCTGTGTCGGACTCCAATCGGCAAACGCCAGCATGTCCGCGCCGTCAGCTTCCCTCGGCACATAGACAAGGCCGTCCTTAATCGTGGCACGGGACAGGCAATGCGCGGCGATGCGCAGGTTCACGTATGCCTTGGCCCGGCGGCTGTCGACCGGCAGCCATTCGAACGGTGGCACCTCCGCTTCCGTCTGGGCTTCCGCTTCGCCTTCCTTGGCCGGCCGGGTCAGTGCCGTGACGATATCGCGCGTGAGCACGTCCGGCGCGCGCTCGATCTTCTT